TGATTAATTTCAGGCATCGCGCTCTAATCTCGTTGAAGACTGGTTCTGGATGAAGTGATGCTTCAAACAGTGCAACGCTGACGTTTTGATTTATCTTCTCAGGGGTTTCCTCGGTAACATAGAAAAGACTTGTTTCAATCGAGGATCTTTTGAGTGCCGGGTACACGATTCCATTCTCTGCTATGTACTCCCGGGAACAAAACGAAAGTGCTCCGTCTTGTTTCGCTGGAGTGAGCCTAAGATTGAACAGTGCGGCGTCTTGCTTTAAGTCCTCAAATGTAATCCCTAAGTCCATGCGTCTTATACAGTCATCACCTAGAATTTTCATGGTAACTCCTGTCATAATCTCATCGTATGTAGGTACACGTAGATTTTCCTGTTCAAACTTGCGAATGAATGTGTACCAAGATGTTACATGCACACAGAAGCAATTTAACATTGTCGTTACATATGAGCCAGATTCATTACCACCATTAACGGTGTAAAGATGTCCGTCCATGTTATGTATCGTAAAGCTAAGTGTTTTTGCAATAGCCTCTTGAACTGCAGGTGGTTTGTTGTATAGTGTGGTGCGCACGAAACGTTGGATCAAGAAATCAGGGATGGTCTTGTCGAGGCCTTCAAAGTCGGTGCTGATGAGGTCTCCCACACCTCTCTCCATCTCACGGTTGTAGTGTGTGGCGTCTAGGTACGGATTATACCCAATGGCGTAGATGCAGTCGACGTGGTTCGTGATCATACTCTCAAGGATGTATCCAAAGTACTTCTTTAGAAGCATATTTATGGACAGATCTATCTCGTTGAATAATCGTACCTTGCCCTTATAGACTTTCTCCTTGGGCAAAAACTCTACTTTAGCATTATCTTTACAGACGAATGTTATAGGCTCGCCTTTTTCGATACTTGCTTCGTAGTTGTAGTAGTCATTCTTGAGATCGCGTCCAGCTTCAGTTGAAGCTATTTGATACCATGGACGCGTGTTATCAGACCTATCTTCCCCACACCTAATAAAGAGTGGCTCTTTTGTGTGGATTCTGTGCTTCAGCTTCATTTTTGGACCGGCTGATGTTGTTAGGTCCAGTCCTTTCAAGTTTCTAAAACCATTGATGATACGGCTTACACCGATATCGCGGGGTTCTGCATAATTAATTTCGTAGTATGTTTTAACATACTCACACGTTAAGTCGAGGAGTCGTTCGTCATACCGTCCAGAGGTCTCGGTTGAGAGAGAATATTTCACGGCTTGGGTAAACAGTGGACACGGTACACCGTGTCTGTCTTTTACTAGATTGGAGTCATCCAGTACCCTGGACATATCAGTACAAGATGGAAGAGATGGACATTCTTCTATTGTACCAGCGGCAGGTAGGAATACCTTCTTATGTTTCGGGTTTGAATGCATGAACAATGACTTTGAGAATCCGACCACATTTAAATCGGAAACTTTCTCAAACTTAGATACCGTGTGAGGTTCGTTTAACTTCGTAAAAGTATAATCGTCCATGTATCCAATTGTAAACTCAACCTGAGGTTCCTCTTTGATTGGAGTCTCTTCTTTCTCAACTGGTTTTTCCTCTTCCTCATCATCTATAACCGCATTACTGACATGTGAAAAGTCGGATGTGGTTACAGCTGAAAAGAACATGCGAGAAAGGAAGGTGTGGTAGGCGTTATGGAGGCCAATGATCTTATACTCGTTGTTGGTATGAACGAGTAAAGGAAGACCACAATCTCCATCACGTAATGTATTCGTGACACTGACAATCGAATACTCAATTATCTTCTTGGTGGGACAGTATCGCTTGTTACCGGGGTCTTTGATATCTTCGACCTTCTCATGAAACTTTGCTTTTGAGGTTGTCGTCGAGAACTCCCCTGGTA